GAGTTTGTTATTCTACCCTTCGGAGAAGATGAGGTTTATGACCTCGACTTAGGTGGGGCATCAGGCGGCACGTTTACGCTCGGTGATGGAAGCAGTATTGAGACGACAGATCTTGCCTACAATGCCACTGCTGCGCAGATACAGGCTGCACTTAATACAGCCTATGAGGAAGACGGCATTATCGTAGCGGGAACTGTAATTACCTTCCCCACCGGAGTTACAGCAACACTCACTCTTGACGCGACCTCTCTCATAGGTGCGACTAATCCCGCTGTAACAAAACGTGATGAGATCGCCGAATTTGTTGGCACAGGTGTCATCACAAGCAAGTCTCTAAGTGGTGCGACAGAAGATGCTATCGCAATGAGCGTGTCTGTACAGGGTAATGGAGAATTGGAGTTGAATCCAGCATGAGTAAGATAGGCGAACTCAAATACGGCGTAAACGCAATACGCGCGCTGATTAAAGCTACAGGGCGCACTCCTGACCAGTTCATTGGAGAGAACTTTAGTGCTCTCGATATGGAACTTGGCACAACGATAATCTGGGCTGGTATGCTATGGCAGAATAAATCACTAACAGTTGATGAGGTCGGCGACCTCCTTGATGCGGAGAGCGGGCTTTATGCTGAAGCATTCGGCGAAGCTGCCAAAAAGTTGATCGAGGCCTTTAACCGCTTGTTGGTGGTTGAGGCGAAAAAGGAAGAGAAAGTAAAAAACTGACAGCAGAGGACTGGGTACAAGCGTGTGACGAAATGACACTCGCTGTACTCGGTCCTCTGCATTTAACACATGAACACCTTTGGTCACTCACATGGGGAGAAGTTGACGACCTGCTCCACGCATGGAGATACACAGAATACTTGGAAATGAGGAAAATCGCCACGCTTGGATCGTGGCTTGTCAACGTGTCAGGCAACGTGAAACACACCGTTAAGCCAACTGATCTGATAGGTCACTGGGTAAACGGCAAAGTGATGTCTGAATCCCAGTACCACACTCATTTAAAAGAAAAGATAAGGGCAAAAAAAGGGGCGGTGAAAAAAGATGGCTAAAAAGAAAGTTACTTATTGGTTCGGCGCAGATATAACCGAGTTTGAAAAGAAAGTTAAACAAATTGAATATAGCGCAAAACGTATGTCTTATAGCACCGCTCGTCTCGGCAAAATAATGTCCAAAAATATCACCGCTCCCATTGTCGGTATAGGCGCACTTGCAATAAGAGAATCAATTGCTTTTGAGAGTGCCTTTGCAAAGGTTAAAAAAACAGTTATTGGAACGGAAGAACAACTTAAAAAGTTAGAGCGTGGCATTTTGGAAATGTCCACGGTAATGCCAACCTCAGCAAAAGAAATAGCGGAAGTTGCCGCCAGTGCTGGGCAGTTGGGTATTGAAACAGAAAACGTTTTAGGTTTTGCGAAGGCTATGATCCAACTTGGCGAAACATCGAATATGAGTGCAGATGAAGCTGCTGACGCTCTCGCACGATTCAGCAATATCACAGGAATGTCACAAAAAGATTTTGATAGACTAGGATCAACAGTCGTTGCGCTTGGTAATAGTCTTGCAACGACTGAGCGTGAAGTTGTTAATATGGGGCTTGGATTAGCGGGCGCGGGTAGTCAAATAGGAATGACCGAACCTGAGATACTGGCGTTTGCTGGCTCTCTTTCATCGGTCGGTATAGAGGCAGAACGAGGCGGGAGCGCATTTTCTCGCTTAATGATGAACATGAAGCTTGCAACCGTTAATGGCGGTCAGGCATTAAATGACTTCGCATCTATAGCTGGTATGACAGCATCACAGTTTAAGAATCAGTTTGAAAAAGATGCATCGGGCGCAATCATAAAATTCATACAGGGACTCGCTGGACTTAAAGGCACAGGAACATCAGCGATTGAAGTCCTTGACAAAATGGGAATTAAAGAAATTCGCTTGAGAGACTCCATACTCCGCGCTACTGGTGCAAGCGAAATGTTTACACAAGCTCTTGCTCTGGGTCGTAAGGAGTGGGAACAGAACAGCGCTATGCAGCAGAAGACAGCGGAGTTTTACAAGACCACAGAAGCACAGTTAAAAATACTCCGCAATCAAGTATATCTTACGGGAAAAGAAATAGGCGACACTTTAACTCCTTCGTTGGTGATTGCTGCTGAAAAACTAAGAGACGTTGTTAAGGCATTCAGTGATTTATCGCCCGAGCTCAAAACAAATATTGTTGAGTGGGGTCTTGTGGCGGCGGCTATTGGGCCGCTTTTAATAATTACAGGTAAGGCAATATCCGGCTTTAAAGAACTCCTTTTAAACGCAAGAAAATTTACAGCTTTTCTGTCTGCTCATCCCGCACTGATTGCCGTTGCGGCAATGGTTGGCACGTACTCGGCGATGGACAAGTCGCCGGAAATGCAGGAAACATTAGACGAGAGGCGGGGGCTTGGGCTCAATAAAAGCGGTAGGAGCGCAGAGATTCAGGCACTACGTGATTTAAAAAAACGTACCACAAGTAGTTCAGCAACTAACAGTCTTGCTGCAAATAAAGCTCTTGACGCGGCGATGTCAACAGCAATAGCTAAGCCATTAGTAGAGAGAACAGTAACAACGCCAATACTTGACAATATCGGCGGCGGCAGTAAAACAAAAAGCGGAGGCTATTTCTCCGGTCAGTCGGCGGCTGAGAAGCTGGTCCAGGGCATCCGTGACCAGATTAAATATCTCAACGCGGACGGGGCGGCGTTTTTGCCGGTGCTCGACGAGTGGAAGGCAAAATTAAAGCCGCTCTCCGACGACTGGAAAACCATCGTTGATCTTGAGAAGCGGATCACCATGGATGCGACAGAGAAGGCCGAGGAAGCGGTCCGGAAACAGGCGGAGCAGGACAAGCAAGCCATCAAGGATCTGCAGTCCATGATGGATGGGTTGTCCTGGCAGAACTCCATGGGGCTTATGGGCGATTCAGAATACCTCGAGCACCTGACGGACATGTTCGCCGAGATGAAGGCGCAGCTGGCAGATCCTGGGATCGAAAACTGGACGGAGCTTATGAAGGAACTGTTTGCCTCCATCCAGCAGCTTCAGGGGGACGAGGCGCAGGAGGTCCTGGACAACCTGCGGATGCAGTTCGAGTCAGGCAGCATCGGGGTGGAGCAATACCGGTCCGCGCTGGAGGGGCTGAAAAACGAGTTTGCGGAATTCCCCCTGGTGGTCAAAATGCTGGATGACGAAATCAAGGGCTTCGACCGCAGCGTCCAGATGTCGACGAAATCCATTGGCGTGATGATCCGTGAAGCAGAAACAGCACTTAAAGATAAGCTGGTAGGTATCCCTGACGAACTGGCGGGGGCATTCGCAGGGGCGATAGCGTACAGCGAAGACCTTGGAGAATCCCTTAAAAGGTTGGCAAAAGATATTGCTTATACCACACTGAAAGCCTTTATCCTCAAGTCCCTGTTTGGGGGTATAGGTGGCGGCGGTGGTGGCGGTGTTACGGAGATTGCCAACTTTACAAGAAACGCACAAGGCAACGTGTTTAACCAGCAAGGGCTTGTCCCCTTTGCGCAAGGCGGTATCGTCAACAAGCCGACACTGTTTCCGTTCGCCTCAGGAGTTGGACTCATGGGCGAGGCAGGACCGGAGGCGATCATGCCGCTCAAACGCACATCAAGCGGAGACCTTGGAGTGAAGGCTGAAGGCGGCGGCGGGATGACAAACATCACAATGAACATTAACGCCGTTGACAGTCAATCGTTTATACAGATGCTCAGAAATAATAAAGCCGCTGTTGAATCCCTCGTAATAGAAAATATCTACCGCAATGGCTCAGTTCGAAAAGCCATCCAGCAGGGGGTGTAGGTATGGCAGAGACATTTAGTGTTGTACCACAGTATATTTGGGATCTTAGCTACAGCCACAATGTCTTAAAGACAACCTTTGAAAGTGGAAAAACGCAACGCAGATATAAGGGTTCTAAGCCAAGAGAATGGAAACTCACATTCAAGGGCGCATGGTCAACGGTAGATGATGTTGTGACGTTCTACAACGCACGGAAGGGCAGTTATGAAGCGTTCATCTGGACGCCGCCAGACGAGACTACAGCTATAACAGCAGTATTTAAGGACAATTCGTTATCTGTTACACGTTACGGTCTGACCTCTTTCGGTGAATGCTCTGTAATTTTAGAGGAGGTTCTCTAGGTGAGCCGGGCGAGCGCAAGGGTTAAGGCAGAGATAGTACAGGCTGAGATTGCACCGATACTGCTTGTCAGGATATTAAACATTCCGAGAACAAATAACCCTGCATCAAAGGAAAGTCTATATCTCACGGATTGTGATTTTGATCCTGTAACAAAGAGCCGCACGAATATTAATTGGTTCAACGAGGCTGGCACAGCAGAGGTCTATCACTCATGCGGCGTTAAGTTTGAACAGGTGCAAGTTTCAACGGACAACACAATAGAGACAAGCACAATCAGCCTTGATAACGTTGACAGGACATTCTCGGCACTGGCTCAGTTTTATAAGTTGAACGGCGTAGAAGTTCACGTATTCAGAGGATTCCGTGACCTCTTGGCGTACCCTGACGGAGCGCAGCTTCTGTTTGTCGGGCACATTAAAAAAGCGGTCATAACCGAGACTGCCATCAATGCGGAGGTATGGGCTGACTTTTCTTTAAAAAAGAAATGTCCACGGCGGTTTTATTGCATCAACGACTTTCCGTATATTCCCGCCGCTAAAGATGTCAGGCGGGTCTATCGTGGATAGGTTAATTGGCATTCCTTGGGGGTCAGGTAATCCCCCGGAAGAAGCAGACTGTTTAAGTTTAGCGATTTATGCGCAAGAGATTTTATGGGGCAGAAAAGTTGATCTCGGAGACATTGACACATGTTGGCACGATAAGAATTTAAGAGAGTTTTCGCACAACATTTTAGAAATAATACCGCAGTTCTGCAACGAAGTAAAAGAGTTTCAGATTGGGGATATGGCAACAGTCGAGACAATCGGCTACTGCCATATCCTCACTCTTGTAGATGAGGGTCTGATCCTGCACACGGGGATAAACAGCACGAGCAGAATTAGCAGATATAGACCATTAAAAAGTATGCGATTTTGGCGTTTAAGGGGGTGAGTGAGTGGCTACATTAATCGGAATAGCGGTAGGCTCAACAGCCTTAACGTTTGCGACAGGCTTCGCCGCACTGATTGAACTTGTCTCTATCGGTTCGCTCTTTATGTCACAGGAAATCGACATCGGCGAGAACAGCCCCTCTTATGCCTTCGGACCGTTACAAAACACAAAGACACAAAAACTGCCGATACCGATAATCTACGGCGGGCCTTGCAAAGTTGCGGGCAACGTGTTTTACGAGCGGTTTTTAGATGCGGAAAAAACGAGAGTTTACAGGTACATCGGCATCTCGGAAGGCCCAGTTGAGAGCATTTATGATGTTTACGCCAATGAGTTTAATATTAACGATCCATTTAATGGACGGGCGGTAACGTATCAGTGGCAACAATATAAAACCGTTTATTTCGACTACAACCGCGATGGAGACCTTCGACCAGTAAAGCGTTTAGTCTGGGAAAACTGCTCAAAGTCCCAATATCTCTCACAGACTAATGAGGACAAGCGGCGCATTTTAGACACAGACGGCAAAACAGTAATAACAATGCCAATTACAGGATGTTCGGGCAGTATTTATCTTAATACAACCTCGACAACACGAGACAGCCGTGACCCAAGCGGGCGCAGACCGTACCCGAACGACTTAGCTTTTGTAGCGGTAACGCTCAAAGCGCAGGAAAATCTAAGCGGTAATCCAGTAATCACGAGCATGGTTAAGGGTATGAAGGTTTGGACTCCGACAGGAACAAAGTTCAGCCGCAATCCTGCATGGATAATAAGGGACTTTCTGACCAACACAAGATACGGTTTAGGTATTCCAACAGCAAAACTCGACTACGCCTCATTTCTTGCGGCGGCGAATTATTGTGATGGGCTTGTCGGAGGACTTCCGAGGTTCAGCCTTGACTACATAATTGACACACAGAAGTCGGCTATAGACATCTTATCTGAGATGCTGTCCTGTTGCCGTGGATACGTTTTACACCGTGAAAAAATAGGGCTTTACATTGACATGCCAGTATCGACCTATTACAAAAAGGTTGGGCTTGACCAGATAGTTGAAGGCTCATTCTCATGGTGGCAGTCGGCAGATGAGGATATACTTAACAGGGTAGTCATTGAGTGGGTAGACCCTGCTCAGAGTTATGAGCTGACAACGACAGTCTTTGAAGATGTTGCAGACATAAACGCAAGAGGTGTTTTCGAGCGGTCATTTACACTCCGTGGAATCACTAACAGCGCACAGGCTGGGCGCATGGGGGCTTATATCCTCGACAGCTCTCAGGGAGTGCGGAACTTCTGCACATTCAATCTTTCGCTTAAAGACGCAGACGTTGAGGCAGGAGACGTAATTGCTCTGACTCACGATCTGCCGGGATGGGTTGACAAATGGTTTAGGGTCGTAGCTGTCACGGACAACGACAGCACGGACGATTTAATTACGGTGTCTTGCTCTGAGTATGTCGCAGAAATATACAACGACAGGGCGTTAGATGTGCCTGAGAGGATCAACACTCAGCTAGATGACCCAACTAACCCGCCTAACGTGGCAAAGGTGGCCCTGACGGAAGACGGCTATAAACTCAGGGATGGTACTCATGTCGCCTCTGTTTTTGCTTCATGGCCGCCTGTGGATAGTGCTTCACGCTACAGGGTTTCTTACTCCTATAACGGCGGGGCTTATACCTACTGGCAGGATGTGCCACAGGGAACAGCTCCAAGTTGTGAAATAAGTAATGTGCGAATCGGCAACACCATAACCGTTAAAGTCGAGACCGTAAACAGCCTGGGTTTCAGCTCTGTCGGCACAATAAGCACGCCTTATTACATTAAAGGCATTGATTCACCGCCGCC